AATCAAATCAATCTAACCATGAACGAAAATCTTAGAACAGAAGCGAAAGAAATCCTTTCACATCAAGAATCAAGAATGTATAAAAATCACAACGATAAAGATTTTGGCAATTGTGATTTATTGCATATTACACAAGAATCGGCAATCAACGCCATGCTCGACTTCCACGCACAGCAATCGAAAGAGAGGGATAGTGAATTGATTGGATTTGGAGTTTGGCTAAACGCGAACGCAACGCCATGTTCTGCAAAAGACGGATGGTGGATATTGAAAGATATTTGGTTAACTACCGATGAATGCTTAGAAAGATATAGAACCACTTTAAACAAATAACTTAAAGAAATGAAAACACTTATTGGAATGGTTGCTTTCGTATTGGAGCAAGAAAATAATCCAAACGAATATAATCCATCAAACAAATACAAAGATTGCTTAAACTACGCCAATTTCCTTTCACGCCAACCACAATTAAGCGATTTTGTGCCTTGTGGTAAAGATGGGTTGCCGTTGGAAATGCCAATTATTTACGACGGAATGGACAGCGATGCATTGCTAGATGAAAAGAAATATTTAGAAGCACTAGACAAAGTTTTGTTTAAAGGGTTTGAGGTGGTAAATTATCCAGATACACAACACGGAATAACAAAAACGGTTTCTTTAAAAAATACTGTACACGCTTTCCACTATGATTCTATTTCGCAAACATGGAATAAATCATTAGGCATAAAAAACCTCGAATCCCTCACGCCTTACAACCTAGAACTAACTGAAAACGCAAATAAAATAATTGGAGTATGAAAAGTAAAGAAGAAGTAATAAAAGAAAAATGGATTGAAATAATCGGTAAAGAAAAATATAATTCGTTAATGGGTAAAATAGACTGTGATGGATGGTATTTTAAATATTTATATGATTTTGTAGATACAAGCGGGATGGATTTAAAAAATCAATATTTTGACGGAATAAACGGACGGACTTTAATTGATACATACCGCCCCAAATCCCTACAAGGCATCGACGACAATTTCGGCTGGATTTCAATTAATTCAGAAAAGGATTTGCCAAATACGGAACAACTTACTTACGATGTTTGTTGTACTGGAAATAGAATTTTAGAAGATGTTAGTTTAAAAGCTTTGCTTTCGCTAAATGAGTCTAAAATTTTAACTCATTATTCAATTCACGAAAAAAGACTAATACCCCTACACAAATGAAACTAGAATTGAAAAACTCAAATGCTTACCCACCAGTAGACATTGAAACAAACGGACATTATAGCATTGATGTTTTAATATTGTTTGATGACGAATTGTATATCGGATATTACAATTTTAAAAACTATGAATGGCGATGGCATAACGAAAAAGCAAAAGAAGAACTTACTTTTGTTTTTGATGACAAAAACGACCTTAAATGGTCTTTAATTAACTAATATTTTATTATTATGGGACTGTATATGTACTTAACAGATTACGATAGAATAAAAATGAAATCGGTGTTATTTAACGACAACATAAATACCGAACTTCAAGAGGCTTTAAAATACGATAATAGTATTTTAATTAGTTCTTACGAAAGAATCACGAAGCATTGGTTTAAAATTGATACTGTAGAAACTTTTTACCAAGTTTATCACGATGTTAATCCTAATGAATCGCCATATCAAGCTAGATTACAATCATCTGCAAGTGGAAAAGAAAATGTAGTGATTGCTTATTTGCATGGCATTATTAACGGAATTGAACATAATAAAAAGCTACACAAATGAAACCAACACTAGAACAAATCAAATCTCATTTCAAAGACGCAATTACCGTTGAGGATTCTTGGGGAGATAAATCTAACTACGATGAATCTAGAATTTACGGAAATGAGGCTAACGGCTTTTACATTTTTAATGAAAATGAAGTTGACACTATTCTTTGGAGCGAAACCAACGGATTTGCTAAAATCATAAAAACTAAATAAGCTATAAAACCAACCATTACACTACTACTCGCACTATTACTAATTTTTATAATTGACTTAATAGACAAAGGAATTGCAATTATATGCATGATTGCGGTGTTCTTTTACGCCATCATCCACATCGCAAACCAATGCAAAGAACTTAATCGAAACGGGTTTGGTAAAAAGAGAGAGTTATGATAGCTGAATTAATACAACAATCGGGGATGCCATACGACTTAACAATGAGCAAGGCTATAAAATTAGGAATTAACACGGATGGGTTTGTATCACGACAAAACAAACAATCATTATCTTCTATATTCATAATCGAAAAAAAAGATAGTTTTCTGTTAGTTCCTAGCAAAATGAATTTCGATGAAGAACCGATTTTCTATTAAATAGAATCAGTATAAATTAATTAAAACGGTTGTGTAATAGGGATTAATTTGTATATTCGCATCAGCACTAAAGGTTCTGGAACAACCTAGCAAACAAAACACAAATAGCCAATTTACCAAAGCAACGGTTCCAGAGTTGTTAGTAGTAAATTGGTTTTTTTAATTATATGAGATTATGAGAACATTTTATGATTTAAACGATGAAGAAAAAATTACTTTATCTGACGAACAAGTAGAGTATTACGCACGAATTGAATGTGCAAACAAAGGTATTGTAATGCCTATTAAACCAGTGGGAGAACTAAAAGAAGTTCAGCCACCTACAACAAAGTTTTATACAGTAGGTTATGATAGTAAGCTGTTTTTAAAAGAATCAGATGCTGAACTATATTGTGAACTTATTTACGTAACAGCTTTATCTTCTCACAATATTGGTAAAGATTACGAAACAAATACGCAATATGCAAAAAAGCAAGTTGATAGAAAGCAAGAAATAAAATCAAATTTGTTTTATACTGAAGACGAGGCTATTTCTTTAAAAGAAGTTTTACAACATAATGCTGATTTAAAATCAGAGATTAAAAAATATAATGAGGCTAACGCTTCTTTTTTAGAAATTCAACAAAGAATATTTGCCGAAATTTCAGAAATCAGTTATAAAAAATATCGATTAACTCACTTTCTGAAAATATATGATGATTATGTAGTTCTTGCCGAATCTAATTTACAAGTTGCTTATTCATTTTTTGAGAAAGCATATAAAAACGCACAATTAAGCGATATTGATTCCGAAGTAGTTTCTGAAATATTGAAAGATAAACAGATTGTAGAAAGTCCAAAAGAATCAGTTAACTAACCCCTCCCATCGCATCGGGATTTAATTTAAAAAATAATAGAGATATGAGTAAAGCAAATGAAATGTTTTTAGAAATTCAAAGCGAATTACTAGAAATCGAAAACCAAGTAATTGAGGGCGAATTATCGAACCTTGACGCACTTATTAAGATGCGTAACGCACGCACACAAGCCGATAAGATTAACGAAATTGTCAAAACATTTGAAGACAATCGAATTAATGAAATAGCAAACGAGGCTAGTCAGTACCCGGAGGGGTATTGTGGGTTTGAAATCAAAATGGTTAATGGAAAAGAACTGTACAGTTTTAAAAATATTCCGCAGATTGTACAACTAGACAATGACAAAAAAGCCTTAGAAGACAAATTCAAAACCGCTTTTAAAGGAATTGTAAAAGGCGTTGTTCAAACAACAGAAGAAGACGGTGTAAAATACTGGATTGATGAAAATTCAGAAATGCAACCAATACCAGAATTAAATATTGGTAAAAGTTATTTATTAGTAAAACAGAAAAGATAAATAATTTTTCGTATATTAGCACCACGAAAACAATTGGCTAGAATTGTTCACAAAATTATAACTACCCTTATAATGCTTTGTTCTAGCCGACAAAGATTTTTATAAGGGTTTTTACTTTTAAGATTATGAGTTTATTATTAAAAAAAGCAACAAGAAAACAAGTAAAGCTAAGATTAAATATTTCTGCTCCATCTGGTGCTGGAAAAACTTATTCAGCTTTAAGAATGGCTAAAGGTCTTTGCGGTGATTGGTCAAAAATTGCTGTTATTGACACCGAGAACGGTAGTGCGAGTTTATATAGTGATTTAGGTGAATTTTCTGTTATTGATTTAACACCACCTTTTACGCCAGAAAAATACACTGAAGCATTACAAGTTTGCGAACAAGCTGGAATCGAAGTAGCGATTATTGACAGTAGTTCGCATGAATGGACTACATTACTTGAGCAAAACGAAACATTAGCACATACAAGTTTCAGAGGCAATACTTGGGCGGCTTGGTCAAAATCAACACCTAGACACGACAAATTTGTGAACTCGGTTCTACATTCTGGGATGCACATTATTACTTGTACTCGTTCTAAAACAGAAACAATACAAGAAGGAGGCAAGGTTAAAAAAGTTGGAATGAAAGATTTGCAACGCGACGGTTGGGAATATGAACTTACAATTAGTTTGAATATTGACCGAGATACTCACCTTGCAACACCGTCAAAAGACCGTACTAATTTATTTGAGGGCAAACAACCGTTTTTAATTACCGAAAAAACTGGTGAACAAATTGCCAATTGGTGTAATAGTGGCGAAAGTGAATTACAAGTAGCTATTAATGAAATGGAAATTGTCGCAAATACTGATGACTTAAAAACTGTTTGGAGTAAATATAAAAACTTACAAACTAATAAAAAATTCATCGAGATTAAAGACAAAAGAAAAGCCGAATTAACACCGCCAGAAGAAACGGAACAACCAAAAACCAAAGAAAAAAACAACACCGAACCGTCTAAAGTAGAACAACAAAATAAACCATTACCGAATGTTACTAATTTCGATGTTGTTGACGCTAAAGAAATCCCAACACTAACAGATGCGCAATTAAAGAAAACACTAATCAGTACAAAAGCCACAATGTTAAAAGCATTGAAAGCAATTGAAGATGGAAATGTAATTGCTACTGCTGAACAAGTATTGGAAATTCAGAATAAACTGGCATCACTGCCAGAAGCGGACAAAAAAGAATAAACCAAAAAAAATAAAATTAACAACAATAATAAAATTTTTAATAATCCTTAACAATAAAAACAATGAGTAATCAAAAAGTGTATTCTGGCTCAATAGCCATGACAAAATTACAAAGCGCAATTATTACAACGAAAAAAGGCGCAAAATGCTTATTAGTTCCAATTGACGCGAACTACTTTACCGAAAAAGACGGTGCTGTTTATTTGAATTGTAGCGTAATTATTCGCGACGAACCAGACCAATACGGTCAAGATGGTTTTATTTCTCAAAAATTAGATACCGAAAAGTATAAAGAACTCGGAAAAGAAGAAGCGCAAAAAATTAAACTACCGATTCTCGGAAATATTAAACATTTTGCTAATTCTGGCAATGATTCTCAAGGCGCAACTGAAATTCAAGGCAATATTAACCCAGAGGAAGATGATGATTTGCCTTTCTGATAACTTACTGATAATCAATAAGTTACAAATATAATAAACTTAATAACAACCCCGACGAACAATCGGGGTTTATAACCTAATACCATCACAAAATGATACAATTAAACCAAGAACAACAACAATTAAAAGAAAAATTAAATACTTTTCTTGCTTCAGATAATAATGGTTATTTCGGAGTATATGGCGGTGGGGGCACTGGTAAAACATTTACCATTTGCAACACAATAACCAACTACAAAAGAAAAGTGTTGTTTCTAGGAGCAACCAATAAAGTAACAACGGTTTTAAAAAACGGACTTGAAAGCGCGGGTTTTAAAAATCCAGAAATAAAAACTATTGACGGATTTTTGAAATTCAAAATAAAACGCGACCACGAAAATAACCAAACAATATCTTATTCATTTCCAAGTAAAAGTCAAATACCGCCTTTAATCGTTATTGATGAAATTTCACTAATTAGTTATTCAAAATTCAAACTGCTTGAACAACTTAAAGAACATTGTAAATTAATATTGTTGGGTGATTATTTACAGTTGCCACCAATAGAGGAAGAAAAGCAAAATATTGTTCGTAATAGCGATGGTTTTCAAGTTAGTCGTATTTTTCTTGAAATACCAGAAGAAAATTCATTTACATTAACAATTCAGAATCGACAAAAGGAGGGAACTGCATTATTTGATTTGGTGAGTAATTTTCGCAAACACATGCTATCGAAAATGAATCCTATTAGCTTAGCTAGTAAAAAAAATAACGGTGTTGATATTCTGTATTTTGATATTCACGATAAACAATTAAAAGAAATAATCAAAAATAATAACTGTACCGCTGTTTGTTTCAAGAATTTATCGGTGTTGAATTTTAATTGGTTAATTGGAAGCACGAAATCAATGCGTAAAGATTATCGATTGAATGAACACAACGTTGGCGATGAATTAATGTTTGACCAGTTTTATTTACATAAATCAAAAACGCATGAAACAAAATTCTACACAAGTAATATAGTGGAAATTATTGCCATTGAAAAAAATATATCTGAAACATTTAAAATAAAAGACAAAATGATTAAGTCGATTATTTATAATGAAATAACGGTTCTTGATAGTGATTTGAATGAACAAAAAATAAGATATATTCAAGGCGGTTTGTACGGAGCTAATGGCGGTGGTTTAAGTCAATCGGTTTACGGACAACGTAAAACCTATATTGAACACATTAAACAAGGAAAAAACGTTGTAGAAAATAAAAAATTCTTATCGGATTTGAATACTCGCTTTTCTGATTATCAAAACAGCTTTGCTAAACTTAAAAAACCGTACGCTATTACTTGCCACAAGGCACAAGGTAGCACATACGATACTGTTATTATTCCAGCGTATGACTTTTTTATGTTGAATCATTTGGATGCAAATCAATTATTGTATGTTGCGCTTTCACGTGCAAAACAAAAAATTATATTTGTGAATAAAAAAGAACAATTCGATGAAACCAGTAATCGTAAATTATTTAGTGAGTTTGAAAAGCAATCAATAGCAAGCGCGCATGATTATAAATGCAATATTTGTAATACTGATTTAGTAGAAAGGGAGTTTGATATTGACCACAAAATACCAATTAGTAAAGGTGGTAAAAATTCAGTTGAAAACTTGCAAAGTTTATGCAGAGCCTGTCATAAAAGCAAGTCTGCTAAGGAAAAATTTTAATAAGTAAGGAAAATTTTAATTTTATTGTGTATATTTGCAATCAGCAAACCATCACCTCTTGCGATAAAATACTGTTCTAATTACTAGAAAGTATGGAACAAGAAAAGACCCTTTAGTGTGATGGCTACTGGGTCTTTTTATTTTTAAAAAACTAACTACATGGAGCTTAATAATTCAGATTTTATAAATACCGATACAAAGTATATTGTTCCAGATTATAAAAGTCGTTATGATTTTTTTGTTGCCGAATTTATTCAATATAATGCCGAAATTCCAGATGAATTAAAATCTGAATACGAACTACTTTTCAAAATGTTTGCAGACGCAAGTGGAAATAACAATCTTCAAAAATATAAAATTGATATTAATGAAGAAATTCCTTTGCCAGAAATCATTCTTAGCGTTTGTGATGTTGATGGAAATAATAAGCGAATGGTAATGACTAGGCAAAATATTTCATGTGTTACCGCACAAGCCAAAGTCGGGAAAACATTTCTTATAAAACTTATTATTTCATGCTGTTTAAAAAAGAAAACATTCCAAAATAGACTTAATTCCGAAATGCCAGACGGACGCGATAAAATACTGTATATTGACACCGAACAATCAAAATTTCATGTTCAATTAGGATTAAAACAAATAAAATCAATAATAGAAGACCACGAAAACAATAATAATGATTTTAATACAGTAAGTGAAAATATTGATGTTTATCAATTTGATGCGGTTGATACGGATAGCCGTTATACTTATGTAAAAGAATTAGTTTATAGTAAAAAATATAGCTTAGTTATTATTGATGGTATTAGTGATTTATCAGTTGATACCAATGATTTGAAATTAGCTGATAGATTGGTTACTGATTTACGTATTTGGGCAACCGAAAACGATTTGCATATACTGAATGTTATTCACTTAAACCCTGGTGATTTATCACATAAAATGAAAGGACACTTAGGAACTAAACTTGCTGATAAAAGCGAAACCGTGTTAGGTGTCAGTATTGACAAGGATAATGATAATGTAAGAATAGTAAAATCGTTAGCTACTAGAAACCGAAAACCAGACCCGTTTGCTTTTGAAATTTCAGAAAACGGAAATCCAGAAATCATCGACTACGAAATCGGAGAAACAAAACCGCGACAACGAAAAGAAACCGTTAGCAAAAAAGATAAATTAAATAGCAATGCAACGGAAATTATTCATTTATCATTTACTCACTACAACACCAAAGAAAATTTAAATGATAAAGGAATAATGTATGCTGATTTAAAAGATAGAATAAAGCGCGCATTTTTAAAAATAACATCTGAAACACTTGGAGATAGTTACGCGAAAGATTTTATAAAAGAAAGCACTGAAACGAGTAAAATTTTATACGAGCCAGCAAATAAAAGATACTTTCTGGGCGAAAATGTTCCATTTTAAATAACGTTTTAAATTAAAAATAATGAATAAATATATAAAAATAACAGTTAGTACTATGTATAACACAAGTGGGTTAAAATATTACTTTAACCTAGGTTAAACTTCAAAAATACTAACCTAGGTTACTGGGTTAAAAACCCCTTATATATAGGGGTTTTAACCCGATGGTTTAACCTAGTCTAAAAAGTAGTAACCCAGTACATGAAAAAATAAATAAATCAACCTTAAAACTCCATCACATGAACAACCAAAAACAACTAAACATTGAAACAGCACTTAATCGATTAAATTGGCGTTTCAAAAATTCACAAATAAAAATCGGCGAAAGCAAAATAATAATTAATCAAACTGATATTGACGCAGTCGATTTTTTGAATAAATGGACAGAACAGCAAAAAAAAGAAACCATTAACCACAATAATCTTTTTGCTAAAATTTTCAGTTACGCGCTTAAACATGAAATTTATTTTTATAAGGATATTAAATTTGCTTCAGCAAAACTGCAACAAGAATTATTAAAACCAATTGAACATCATTACGATACAATACATTCAGAACTGAATCGACTAGAACTGAATAAGTATTCGGAATCAATCGGAATCGTAACCGACCATATTGAAAGCTTAGGATTTACGCAAGCAAAAGAAAAAGAACAACAAGAATTAATTAAAAAACATTCCAATACTTTACAAAAATACATTCTTGGTGTTTGGGATAAAACAGCGGTTTACAAAGCACTTAACAATACTATTACTGAATGTGTGAATAAGTATAAAAACCGATAATCATGGCAAACGAAACAAAAATAACAACACCTAAACAGATTTATATTTTTAAAGGCGATTTAGACAGTAGCAATCATAACAGACTATACAGACTATCAGCAATTAAAAAGAATAGTCAACTACCAGCAAAATGGAAAGACGGGCGTGGATGGTGCTGGCACTGGCAATATATATTCATATACACCGACACAAATGAGTTGTTCGGGTTTGAGTATGGGTATGATGACGAATACATAGGGAAAATAAATTTGCACACTAAATAAAAAACAATAAAATGGAAAATAATAATAAACTATATTTTAAAGCATTTATTCGAGTTGTAAAATCTATAATTGGAAATGAGCAAGATAGTTATATAAATAGATTTGATACGGTAGAAGTCGTTCGTGAGCCTTTAATTATAGCAAAAGATAAAGCAGAAGTAAAATCTATATTGCTTGAAAAATATCCGCAGTTTTTTCAAAACGGCAAAGTTTACGAAAAAGAAACTAAAGACCAAGCGCAGTTTTTTTATGTTGTTATTTTTCCATTATATAACTATGAAATAGAGTTGATAAATAAAGGCAATTGGGTTTGTGCTAGTTGTGGTCAAGTGCATGAAAATGAATATGTATCAAGACCTAAAACAAACGATAGAATGTTTGGAACTGAAATAAAGTTTTGCCGTAGCGACAATGATTATTGCCTAAGCCAATATTTTAATAATCAAAATGATGGTGTAGAATTACCCGATGACCAATATTATATCAAAGCAGAGAGCTTAAATTATATTTATAAATGCACTGAAAAAGCAACGGGTAAATGCTATATTGGTAAAACCCGTAACGCTCCTTTTTTTCGATGGTGGAATCACCTACAACATTCTAGCAGTCCTTTCGGAATATATCTAAGAAAAACAAAATTAAGCGATTGGAGTTTTGAAGTTTTAGAAGTCGGGGTTTTAGAAAATGATGTTCTAAGAATTGAATCTGAATATATTTTAAAATACGACTCAATCAACAATGGGTTTAATACTTTGATAAGTAACAAGTCTGTAATTAAAGCAACTACAGAATCAACTCCAACCCTATTCTAAATGAAACCACAACACCATGAAATACTTCACTAAAAAAGGCACAAAATTACCAGTTATTCCGAAAAATACGCAATTCTCAACTTCTTCGTCAGTTTTTACTACGTCAAATACGCAATACAGATACGGTAATGGAGAATTAATATCTTACGGGATGTATAATGATGAATATTTAAAATGTGATGTTCCAGACTACATAGGCAATAATTATTTACTTTTCAAACTCTCCACCATCGAACGCCTAGCAAAAGAGCAAGGGATGTGTGATGATAAGATAGACTTAGATTTTATAAAAAATTGGTGGTATATGCTTCACGGTTCAAAAACCCAAGAGTTAAGACAAAAATATTTTAAAAATCACATTGGAGCTTTAGGCATTGACAGATTATTTTTTATTTATAAATCAGAAATTAACAACGAAAACATGAAAGTAACATTACAAGAAAACGGAACAGTAACCGTAACAGACACCGAAACAACTACAACGCTATCAAAAGTAACAGTCGATGAGATTTGTCGATTAGTTAAGGAGGATAGGGATAAGGTTAAGTTAGAAGTGGGGAAGTGGTATCATTATATCGGCGGGTTGTACGTATGGAATAATGGAAATAAAACTTATGGTTTTAATAGTCAAAAGCGTTTTGATGACCATTACTCTTTTGCAACTTCTAACGGTGCGTTTGAAGCCTCCCCCGAAACAGTCGAGCAATATTTGAAGAATGAGTTTATTCGATTGGGCGGTAAAGTTGGGGCGAAAGTTGAGTGTTTGTTTGCAAAACAAATTAAAACTATTGAAGAATTAAAATTTACATACGGCGGAAGCTTATGGATAGATTGCGGAAAATTAAGCGCTTTAGTATTCCGAAACGGCAAATTCGCAACCATTCTAAACCCCGAAACAATCACAAGAGCCGAAGCGGAGAAACGGCTAAACAATAAAGGCGAGTATGTAAATGTAACGGATTAATTTAAACGATATGACAACTGAACAATTAGAGCAAGCAAACAAGATTTCTGAACAAATAGAAAAGTGCAAATTAAATATTAAGTCAGCCGAATATACACAACATGAAAACGTAGCTATTCGCCAAACTTATTTGAAAGTAAACGGCATAGATGAAGATATTGAAGTTCCAGATACATTGTTTCGAGTTATTGGGAAATTAATTTTATGCGAATACGAAATGAAATTAATTGAACTAAACAAAGAACTATCCGAACTATAACAACCCACAACCCCTAGCATTTATTTGTTGGGGGTTTAATTATTTTCCCTACCTTTGTTTTTCATTTAAAAAGATTTATGTGATGGCTTGGAATGATGAAAATAAAGATAAAGCTATTGAATTAATACTAGACCAAATCAGTAGCGGTGATTCTTTAAAGAAAATAATCGATTCAAGAAGTAGGGATGAAGTTCCATGTTATGCTACTTGGATGAATTGGCTTAATGAAGATAAAGACCTTTTAGACAAATACACACGTGCGCGCGAGGAAAGAGCCGATAAAATCTTTGACGAAATACTCGAAATTGCTGATGATAGTTCAAGGGATGAAATAATAACCGAAAACGGAATAGGTCAAAATACAGAATTTATTGCAAGGTCAAGATTAAGAGTTGATGCTCGAAAATGGTATCTTGGAAAATTAGACTCTAAACGTTTTGGCGATAAAGTTGATGTTACCTCTGGTGGAGGCAAAATCACAACTCCAATATTTTCAGTAAACGGACTAGATGAGGAATGATTTATACACCAGTAACCAATACCTACAAAATAAATCAACACTTTGCTTTATGTAAAGACGAACCGCTTATAATTCAACAAGGCAGTCAAGGAGCGTCTAAAACAGTTTCCGACTTAATGCTTATAATTGATTGGTTTAGAAACAATCCAAATAAAGAAATTACCATTTGCTCTAGTGAGAAAACTAAGTTAATGGACACGGCTTTCAACGACTTAAAAAAAATATGCCTTGATTGGAATATTTGGCAAGAGTTTAAATGGAACGATGTTAAAACTAAACTTACTTCGCCTCGTGGAACTGGATTTATAGAGTTTATAGGATTGGATAAAGATGATATTGGAAAAGGTCGTAGACGGGATTTAATCTACATAAACGAGTGCAACAAAGTAACACATCAAAAATACTTTGATATATCCCAAAGAGCGAAAAAAGTTTTAGTCGACTTCAATGCCGACAAACGTTTTTACATTCACGACCTAATTAACGATAAAAATTTCATTCAATTAGACTTCAGAGGCAATGAAAAATTATCAAAAGAGGAAGTAAGAAACATACTTAGTTACAAAAGCAAAGGTTACTTACTTGATGAGAACGGTGATTTTATCATGGATAACGGCAAAAGAGTAGTTATTAACGAGTTTTACGCTAATAAGTGGCGAGTATATGGTGAGGGCGAAATTGGAAGCGTAGAGGGGCGTATTTACTACTGGCAAGAAATTGATTATTTGCAATACTTAAAAATTGAAAGCAAAGTTTATTACGGTGTTGATTGGGGAAAGGTAGACCCTTTTGCAATAGTAGAGGCAAAATATTTCGACGGAAATCTTTACGTACATGAAAGGCATTATAAAAGCGAGGATGAAGTTAGAATTTCGTTGACTGGCGAAGAAAATAAATTGATTAACCAAAGCGATAATGAAAGTTTGGTAACATATATTTTCAACAAACTTGGGATTGATAAAAAACTAACTGGTATTTGCGACAACAATTACAAAAGTAAAATATCAGCAGTTCAAAACGCTGGATGGGAAAGTTTCGCTGGTATAGGCAGTAAGTGGAAAAATATTGATAGAATTGATAAAATATCAAACTTAAATGTGTTTTACACCAACAACAGCGAGAATATTAAATTTGAGCAGTTTAATTACTGTTATGCTAAGGATAAATTTGGGCGTACTTTAGAAGAACCGATTGATGGAAACGATCACTTAATTAATGCAATTGAATACTTAGTACAAGATTTGTATATGCAAGGAGTTATAAAGAAATAAAAAAAGCCTTACATCTCTGCAAGGCTTTTTATAAAACTTAATCTATTATTTACTTAGTCGGGCGAGCCAATACAGTCGTTACAAATGAAACCGCCATCGTTCCAGTACCTACATACTTTAACTGGTAGTATTGATAAATCGACGGGTTAACGCTCCACATTGTTGTTTGTGTTGCCGTATCAGTTACAGTATAAGCTGAACCGATGTTAGAATAACCTACACCATCGACCGAGCCTTGCAAGGTAGCAGTCCCTCCAGCAGTACCAGAAATTTTTGTAAAAGTTGGCTGAACAGTCAAAACAGAGTTGTCGCCTTTGATTTGTAGCATTTGGATTCTGGTGGCAGTGTTGGTAACTGTGTCTTTTACTTTACTGGTAGTAGTCGACTTTAAAGAATAGATTTGAGCATTAGCTCCTAAGGCGATAAACATAACCGCAATAAATAAGATTTTTTTCATTTTGTTAATTGTTTTAAATTATTAATAATTGCCCCAAAGATAAAAAATAAAATAAAACAACGTACTATAATTATAATTTTATATATTTGCTCCAACTATGTGAAGATGCATAGTACTTATCTCATGGTTGGAGTTAATAAATTTAAGCTAGAAGTCTTAACTGATATTATTATCGGTTAAGGCTTTTTTGTTGTATTATGGCATGGAATTTCAATTTTAGTTTAGGCAGACAATACGCACCAATTGAAATCGATAGCGGTACGCAACGAATTAATTATTTTCATTCAATACTAGATTTATTCACTAAAGGAAACTTTAAAGATGAGCAACAAAAACTAGAAACGGTTTTATCAAACCCAGCTTGTTTAAAAGTTCTTACATTTATTGCAGACACTTATAGCCAAGTAAAAATTGACGAATGGAAAGGTGATAAATTAGTTTTAAAAGACTTTTTATACAGCGTTCAGAAAACACCTAATGATTGGCAAACATGGACTGACTTACATTGGGATGTTTCATTTTGGAGAAGTTTAGGAAATGCATACATATACAAACAAAACGATGTTGTTTATTGTCTTAATCCGTTTGGAATTGAATTAACTTCAAACCAAAATAAAAAGTTACAGCAGTTAACGTTTTCCAAATATGGTGAAAATTCAAGGCGTAATATTTTAAAAGGTTCTTTTAAGTACAGAAATGCGAACGGTGAAAATTCCACATTAGAATTAAAAAACGTTTACGTATTAAACGATTTAAGCGGTGGTATAAGTGGAAACTGGTTTAAAGGGAATAGTCGATTAGATTCTTTATATCAAGTGGTTAAAAATTCAGAATTAGCGTTACAGTCGAAAGGGATTAACTTAGATTTTAGCGGTAAATTCTTTGCAAATGGTCAGTATAACGGAAGTACCGATACTAGACCGATGGGCGAAGATGAACAAAAAAGCATACAGGATAAATTACTTTCTAAATTAAAAGTATTTGCCACTAAGTCTAAAGTAGATATTAAACAGTTAGTAAGCAACTTAAAAGACTTAAAGCTGGACGAAGCTTATATTGCTGATTTAACCATAATTGGTAATATGTATGGGTTGTCTAAAGATGTTTTAGATGTTGTTGCTAAAGGCAGTACGTTCGAGAATAAAGAGAAAAGCGTCGGTTCTTTTGTTGATTATACATTGATGCCTAAAGTTGTTCAACATACCGATTTATACGAGGTGTTGTTTGAAAAAGAAGATTTAAGAGGTAGTTTCAAACATTTGCCGTTTAATGCGGTATTTGAAGCAGATAAAATCAACAATAAAAAAGTTGAAATAGAAACGTTAAAAATAGCGGTTGAATTAGGACTTGACGAAAAATTAAAACAATCTAAATTGAAAGAGATATATGGAAGCTAAAGAGATTGACAAATTATTAAAAGACCCGAATATTTCGCCAGCTTTTAAAAAGCAATTGGAAGAAAAAAAGAGAATATTAACTGATAATAAAACGGTTAAGAAATGAAAATATATTGCAAAGAATTAAAGAAATCGTTTGACGATAAGGAATCAATGTTTAAGGAGTTGGCACAAAGTCAAGAACTTATTATCGACGCTAAGAAAGCCGAAGTTTACAAGTCAGTAGAAAAAGGATTGCAAATCGTTACAAGTCAAAATGATATTCAAAAAGCCATTGAATCGGAATCGAATAAAGGTTTAAAATTCGACAATGACTATTATTATTTTGTGGTTAATTCTGCTAATATATTGGATAGCCATGATGATATGCACGTTGACGGCAACTGGAATCAAACAGTGAAATCTTTGCAAGGGAAAGTTTATTTAGTGTTTGACCACTCTTTGAAGCGAGGCGATATAATCGCAATGCGTAAAGATATCGAAATGATTACGGCAAAAATTCCGTTTTCATTACTTGGAAAATCTTACGATGGTGAAACATATTGCTTAATTTACAAAGTAGCTAAAAACAAAATTGTAAATAAAGAGGCTAAAGAGTGGCTCGAAGACGGACACGAATTGGAAGCTTCAGTGCGTATGCAGTACGTTAAAATAGAACCAGCATATAACTCTACAAATACAGAGTTTTCAAAACAAAAAGCCACATACGATGAATATTATCCATTAATCGCTAATAAAGATGACTTTGAAAGCATCGAGTATTTTTGGGTAGTTAAAGAGGCTAAAAACGTTTATGAATCAAGTTTAGTGTTGTTCGGTTCGAATAGTTCTACTGGAATGATAAACAACGAAAATAAAGAAGAAGCAGTCGATGACACTTCTGAAACAAAAGAGCAGTCGCAAGACACTCAAACGGATGCAAATATCCAAAAGAAACAAAACGTATTTATTAAAATTTAAAACAAAAAAGAAATGAATCCATTTGAGGAATTTTTAAAAACCAAAGGCTACACTTCTGCTTCTTTTAAAGAACTAGAAACAGAAAAGCAAGCCGACTTACAAAACGAATATTTAGGTTCTATTGAAGCTAAATTTGAGAATGTATCTAGCAAAGAGGAATTGACAAAAGCAATTACCGACGCTAAAGAAGAATTGAAAACATTCTTAGGAACTGAAATTGCACAGCAGTTAGCAGACCAAACAGAAAAAAACACAGATGTAAAAGATGCGGTTGCAAAAGCGTTAAAAGACAACGACCAAGCAATTAAAGACTTCTTAAAACAAAAAAGCGGTAAATTAGAAATCACAGTAAAAGCTACACAAGGAGCGTCAGATATTGCAGACCGTGATAACTACGCTTTGCACTTAGCTGGTACTGGTTTTAAACCGTTTAGACGATTTTCTGTTACTGATTTGTTCCGTAGAACACCAGTTAACAAAGAGTACGTTAAGTATCGTGAGGAAGACACGGTTACACGTGATGCAAAAGTTGTTGTTGCTTGTGCTACTTCAACACACAACACGAAAAAAACTTGGATTGAAAGAACGGTGCAAATTACAAAAATTCGTGATTTTGTTGATATTTGTATCGATATGATGGATGACTACGATTTCGTAGGTGCTGAAATCAAACAATTGGTTGAGCAATCTTTGAAATCTAAAGAAGAAAGCGAAATCTTAGCTGGTACTGGAACGGGAGCAACTGATATTTTATCAATCGACACAATCGCTTCAGAGTTTGACCCAACTAACGTTTTAGCTCCTTTCGATGGCGCAAACGGTTTTCAATCACCTACGCTCGCTGAATTAACAGCATCGATGAGCGCACAGATTGTAACTTTCGGTCAAGAAAACGCATGGATGCCAGATACAATCCTTATGAACTACAACGACAAAGTACGTTTCATGCACCAAAAGAATTTACAAAACGACTATTTATTACCAAACTTTGTTCTTACAAATGGCGGTGTATTGAATGGTATGCGAATTGTAACCTCGCCACTTGTTGCGCCAAACACTTTGTACGTACTTGATTCTACTAAAGGCGAAATCTTAGATAGAAAAGCAATGACCGTTGAAATGAGTTACGAAAACGATACTAACTTTGAAACTGAAACTGTTACAGTTAAAGCGGTTGAAAGAGTACAGTTCCACGTATCAATCATTAACCGTGATGCGTTTATGAAATGTACAGATATTGCACAAGCATTAACTGATATTACAGTTACACCGTAATTCAATGGCACGTACACTAACATTTAAAAGAGGTATTGGAGCGTATAAAGTAGGCGAAAGCTACGACGTTGACAACAACACAACCGCACAATACTTTATTGACAATCATTTTGCTGCTGAAGAAATAGTAGACGAGGGTTGTGTTGGGTGTAAATCCAAAGAAGAAACGACTGAAACGCAAGATAAAGCGGTTGAAAAAGTAAAAGAAACTAAAAAACCTAAAAAATAATGTATTTAATTGACGCATCTTACTTTATTGGTAAAATATCCGTTGACAATGTTAATGAGCCTAATAGCGCAGTAGCAGAACAATTAGGATTGTATATTGATGAAAAGGTGCGTCTATTATTGCAAAATACTTTAGGATTAGTTTTGTTTAATGAACTCGATGGATACATAGTTGACGGAGTATTGCTAAACACAGCACCGACTAAATGGGAAAACCTAGTTAATGGAATAGAATACGAAGTTGACGGTAAAACATACGGTTGGGTTGGATTGATTCATACGCAAGGAACGTTATACAAAAAATCTTTATTAGCTGATTTTGTTTACCACGAATGGAGAACAGACCAATTAACAAAAGATAATGTAATACAGCCGAAAAATGTAGCTGTTACAAACCAAAACAGTTTCTTAGTTGATGTTTGGAATGGGTTTATATCACAATATCAAGGCGATTACATCATACACGCGCCAAAGAACAACTTAATAAACCGAGCTTGCATAGTAGTTGAAAATTGCTACGACAGTAACGTTAGTTTATTGAAGTTCTTAATTGATAATAAAGTTGATTACCCAGACGCTAAACTGTATGTATTTCCAAACGTAACTTATTCAAACTCTTTAGGAATATGATAATTGCAGACGCTTTTAGAAAGATTTTCGACGGGTTAGCAGTTGATATTGTAAGTAACGGACAACCATTATCTACAACTTTAAAGTTTGGATATGGTGACCAAACGGAATTATTAAAATGGTTGGCAAACGAACAAAATAGAACCAATCCAGACAAATATCCGTTATCTTGGTATATTTTAAGTCAATTTACGGAACATTTAGGATGGTATGAAACAGATGCGAGTTTGTTTATAATGACAACAACAGTACCAGAGTGGTTTAATACCAAACGTCAAACAGAAAGTTATGTAAATATAATCGAACCAGTTTGGCAGTTAATAAAAAGTAAATTAGAAACAACGCAACACGTATCTGTGTTTGCATCTGATTACGAAAAAAGATTTTGGATTTTTGATTTCCCAGATTTTGGATTAACTGAAAGTCCTCAATCGAAACTTGATGTAAATTCAAACAATAAAAGCCTATCAAGCGATATTGTAGATGCTCGTTTAGTTAAGTTTAAATTAAGAATAAAAGCAAATTGTATTAATTAAAAAAAATAAAAAGATATGTCAGTTCAATTAAATGACTTCGGAAACTGTGCAACAGACTTTAAAGGTACTGGCACAACACAATGCGACTGGGATTCAGTAGGCGACTACTTAGGCTATGGGCTTACTAACGACGGGATTAAATTTCCTATCACTAGTGGTTCGATGGCAATTTCAGAAGCGATTTTTGACGGCTTGATTCAAGACCGTACACTACACCAACACATCAATAGAATGGCGTTCACGCAAGACACGCCAGAAAATGAGGTGTTCACAGACGGAACGGGTTTAGAAAGTTCAGTAAGAACTGGAAAAACCAAATTCACAACTATGTTTGCTAGAGGTTTAGAAAATGCCAAAGCAATGCACTCTTTTAAAGGTCAAGGTATTTGGAACAGTATCCTTTATTTTACAGAGGGTATTGTGTTGACTACTGATGTTGCTGGTACTTACGGAAAAGGTTTTGCGGTTGGTCGTTACGATGTTTCTACTGTAAAATTCCTTTCGGGAACGGATAAGCAACAAGTATCAACTATCCAACAATTCACACAACCGAACGAGATTAACGATTTAGCGGTTTTTATTCCTTACACTAAATTAGGATTCAATCCATCGTTAAAAGATGGTGTTATTGATTGCGTTGTAACGGTTGTTACGCCACCAACAAACTCTGGAACTACAATGGTAATTAAACTTACTTCGGCCTCAAATACGGGTAATGTATTGACTGGTTTTGACGATGTATTACATTGGGCGACTGGCGGAACTCAAACAACAGCGAAAGCAGCACCTAGCGCAATCGCTTACAGTTCTGCAACGGGTTACTACACACTTACGTTTGCTTCGGCTTTCGTAACTGGCGACACATACCAACCACGATTAAGAGATTTGACTAAAGATGTGGCAGTTGATGCGCTTGGGAAATTCTACGCTGGTAGAGCAGTACTTGGAACAGTATAAACCAAACAATAACTAACTAATAAAATCCCTACCCTAAAAGGTATAGAGTAGGGATTTTTAATAAAAACACAAGACAATGGAAAATAAAAGATATATTAAAGTATGTGGCGTTTCTTTAGACACCGAAAATTTACCAAGTAAAGAGGACTTTATTAAAACCGCAATGGTAAATAAGCAAAATGAATCAAATCCAAACGCATTAAGAGATATTGAAAAAGAATTGAAAGCCAATGGACTATATTCGACAAATACATCAGAACCTAAAAAGCCAACAACAGGAAAGTAACATTCTTAATCTTATTGATGAACAAATACGATTGCATGAGCAAGGTTTTGTAAAATCAATTAAAGATAGGTGGCTTTCGGGACTTGACCCTAACGGTGGTAAAATAGGTTCTTATAGTGGTTTTCCTTACGCTGAAAAGAAAAACAAACGCAATAGTAAAGCTGGCTTTTGGAATGTGGATTTAACATTAACGGGATTATTAGGAAATGAACTCGTTATAAATGAAATATCCAAAACACAACACGTATTCGGCTCACAAGTCAGTTATTTTAATGATGTGGTTGAACGTTACGGATTAAAGCAATTCAATATCACAGAAGCCGAACGGGATGAATTTTTAAGTTCGGCTTATGCTGAAATAATAATGATTTGTTTAAACAAGGCTTATGAGTGATTGTTTTTCATGCGGAAAAGACTTTACAACCGACACTAACGCATTATTAAGGGCGTTTAAAAAGCAATATGAACAATTTGGAATAGTAAGATACTATTACCGACTATCAACCAAAGGGGAAACTTTTATTTGTCGTTCATCATCATTTAACACAATACTAGAAAATGAAATTAAGCCAAATTTTCAAAACGGAGCAGAATGGGCGCATATTGCTGACTTTAATTAATTTAAAGTGGGTTACTTTTTTAGAAATAATGCAGTCGCAAAAGCATTTTTTATTAGATGTTAATTACTCTGGTAAAAAACGCTATTCAAAAGAAGATTATAAATTCTATGCTGATTATTGGTTAAAGTTACAAGATGAGGCTTTTGTAGCCGATGACAGTTTTGAGGGTAAAGACTTCATTAAAAAAAGTATGGCTCGCTTAATATTAGTTGAGAAAATTCGATTAATGGAACGGGACGCAAATATGTTATCAAACTTTACTGAAAAGTACATGATGTATAAAATCGCTGGCAGATTAGACGAGTACGACGCTAATATCCAAAAGATTTACGCAATGATTAAAGGACACGAACCAAAAATACAAATCAAGTATTTTGAGCCAGTTGATGTTAATTTAAAAGTAATGGAGCGAGTAATTGCGTCGCTAGTTAATGAATACAATACAGATGATAAATTCATTGATTCTAAAGTAAAGAAACAACAAATTAGTGGTGTTCGTGAAGTATTAAAAGTTAATCGCTTATTAGGCACGAATTTAATTTTTAGCGAAATGTTTGTAATGGATTGGATTGAAGCTAAAAAAGAAGCTATAGAAGAAATTTCAAACCGCAATAAAGGCAAAGAGTAATGGCAGTAGACAATAATATATTACAAGTACAAGCATTACTCGATAAGGTTAATGAAACCTTAAACGAGCAAATCACGCTATACAATACATTGGCTGAAACCACTAATAAATACGGTTCGGCTAAATCTACTACACCAAGTTCTATTATTAATATTCAAAAGGAAACAGAAGCGGTTAATGCGTCGATTGAAAAAACTAGATTAGCTGAAATTCGTTTGCAACAAGCTAGAGAAAAAGCGTTTGATAAATTTGAAATTCAATTAAATAAAGAACAAGCCAAACTACAAGCCTCTCAAACATTATACTCAAAGCTAGGGCAAAAAATAGCTTTATTACGTGCGGAATATTCAGAATTAGCCGTTAAACAACAATTAAGAGGGCGTTTAAGTGATGAGGAAGCAAAACGACTAGACTTCTTAACACAAAAAACCCAGAAGTATGTAATGGCACAAGATGCTGTTAATACTACAATGGGTAAATATCAGCAACGTGTCGGAGCGTATGGCGGTCAATTCAATTCATTAGGAAATTCCATAAACCAGTTAACCCGTGAAATGCCAGCTTTTACTTACTCGGTACAGACTGGGTTTATGGCGTTGTCTAATAATATTCCAATATTTTCAGATGCTATTGGCAATGCTATAAAGCAAAATAAACTTTTACAAGCAGAGGGCAAACCTACAACGAGTGTACTTAGTCAAGTAGCTGGTGCATTTTTAAGTTGGCAAACATTAATGGGTGTTGGTATTACATTGCTTACTGTTTACGGAAAAGAAATTGGCGATTGGATTTCGTCAATGAGCAAGGCTTCGAAAGCAATTGATGTTCAAAAAGAAAGCCAAAAAGCATTAAATGAAGTATCAACTTTAGGCGCTAAAAATGCAGTTGAAGAAACGTTAAAAGTGCGTTCTTTGCTAGAGATTGCTAAAGATATGACTTTAACCTATCAACAACGAATGATAGCGGTTAAAGAATTACAAGATACTTACCCAGCGTATTTTGGAAACCTTACTAAAGAAAAAATACTGGCTGGCGAAACCGCAATTGCTGAAAAAGAGCTGACTGACGCTATTTTATCCCGTGCTAAAGCAAATGCGGCTATTGGTAAAATAACTGAAAATCAAGCTAAAATCATTGATTTTGAAATAGAACGCTTAAACCTTAGAAAGGAAGTAGATGTATTGAATCAAAAAATACTATCTACCGAAAAAGCATTACAAAACAGCGATAATGTTACAAGTTCACAAGGTATTGCATTATCTCAAATGTATGATAAAAGAGCCTCTATAATTGCTAAAATAAACAAAATAAGCGGAGAGAAATACGGAATAGAAAAGCTTAATAACAATTTGACAGATTTCGCAATTGAAAAACAAAAAGAAGCAATACTATTAGATTATAAAGAAGAAAAAGCAAAAAAAGACAATACAAAAGGCACACGTGAGCAAATAGAAGCGATTAAATTGCTAAAAGGAACTTCTGACAGTCTTATTGTATCGCTAGAAAATGAGATTAAATTCTATGAAGAATTAAGAGATAAGGCAACAAACACATCAAAAGAGTTTTCAGACTTTGACAAAATAGTAAAAGCGTTAAAGTCCTCTTTGGATTTAATGAAAGACCCTAGCAAGTATTTGAAAGGTGAAACAGATTCTTTGGTTAAGCAACAAGAACTATTACAAAAACACAAAGAAAGTTGGGAAGAAATCGAAAAGGCAATGCAATCTTACACGGATTCGTTTGTTGATTCGTTTGTTAATGATTCTGGATTTAAAACAACTTTTGATATTTTAAGCGGTAAAATACTTGGTTTTGGATACGACGCTAAGGTAACTACGATAGCGGTTATGGAAAGTTTTCAAGAAATGTACAATTTCATTTCGGAAGCATCTAATAGAAATTTTGAAGCAGAATATAATAATTTAGAAAGAAAGAAAAATGTTGCTTTGGCTTTTGCTGGAGATTCTGAAACAGCAAGAACTGAAATTGAACGCCAAGCCGAACAGCGACGAAAAGAAATTGCTAAAAGAGAATTTGAAACTAAGAAACAGCAAGCGTTGTTTAACATTGCTATTGACACTGCTCAAGCGATTATGGCCACACTTGGAAAAACTGGTTTCTTTGGAATACCATTGACATTTGTTGTTGGGGCGATTGGACTAGCGCAAGCGGCAGTCGTAGCAAGTCAGCAACCGCCAGAGTTTTGGAAAGGAACGGATAATGCACCAGAGGGGTTAGCATGGACGCAAGAACGAGGTGCAGAGGTTATTACCGATAAAAAAGGTCGTGTTAAAACAATGGGTAGCAACAAAGGTGCTGTTTTAACCAAGTTAGATGCTGGCGATAAAGTTTACACCGCTGAAAAATCAAAACAATTAATGTTTAATTCGGATTTTAACGAGGTGTTGTTCAACAACTCACTTTTCAACATAATGCAATCCGCTGGTATTGGAATGAGTGACACAAAACCACAAATCGATATTCGTCAAGATTTACACCAACTCGGAAAAGATGTTGTTTCAGCGATTAATGACAAAACGGAGTATCAACCTACATTTGATAAAAACGGATTTGATATGTACGTTTCAAGCGGACACACACGCAAGCTAATTAAAACAAACCACGTTACATTTACCAAACAATCATTTTAACAATGAATAGTCCTTTAGAAATACAAAACGGTTTTAGGTTCTTTTTTAAGTTTACCGACTTTAATGACGATTGGTATGAAACGCCCGAATGGATAGGATTTGATGGCGCAAAGTTTCAACGCAAAGCAAAAGATAAGAGCTGGGCAATGGAAAGCGAATGGTTCGCTATTGATGGTGTTACTATTCCAGACGCTTACGGAATACAGTTGATTTCGCCTCGTATCGTTAATCCTAGAGGCGATACATTCGACCACATGGATTATGGATTGCAATGGTTTTTAGCCTCACGCAAAAAAGCGGGTTCAGAAATGAAAGTACTAGCTAAAATAACAAAGTTTGATGTTGACTTTAAAACGTTTGAATGTGATGTGCAAGACGAAGATTTTACAGACGGTAAAACCTACGTAAAGCCTAAAATGGTTCAAATTGGCACGGTTGCAGACCATTTACGTAATGCAGAAAATACATTTGACGCATATAGTGATAAGAATTGGTTAGGTAATATTATTGCGCCGATGCCAGTATATGACTTTTTATATAAATCGCCAGCATTATTCAACACTACAGTTTTTAAAGGGACTGGTAGTAGCGCAACGGCTGGAGCAGTATTGCCTATAATGGGTACGCAATTTATACTAGCAAACCCATCGTTTGCAATTGAAGCGTCAGAAATCAATAACACTTTATCATATATTTATCCAACTTATGCTAGTTCGGCTATTAGTTGGCTTGATAGTAACGGAATACCAAGAAAAATACCTAATAACACGGGTAGCTTTCAGCAGTTAGAAATTCAAAATGATAGCTACGATGTTAAGTTTTCTTTTACTGAAATTGACGCGCGGGTAAATTGTACATATAGCGAAACAGATGATTCTACTATTTTAGAAGCCAGCGGTTATACCGAATTATTGGTAGTGGTTGGTAATGATTTAGAAGCCGAACCGTTTGACGCTTACGAAATGCATCGTATAGAGTTTGGTAAAGAACTTACAAGCGTAAATTTTCCTACTTCGCTTGAATTAACAATACCTTTTATTCAAAGAGGTAAACGTGTTTATGTTTATTATGTATGTAGTGCTAATGCGGAATTTTCCGATGTTGACCCACCTTTAGGAGTATCTTACAGCATTACGAATAACGTACAAAACCACCGTTTAACTATTTCGGTCAAAGAAAAACCTTTGAATTACGTTATTAAAGCTAGTCGTTACGGTGATTTATTAAAACAAGCTGGTAAATTCTCAAACAATTTGCCGACTGAATGCGCCCGTTGGGATGTTGGTGGTGAGGACTACGATACTTTTGTTTTTAACCGTTCAACAGTTGTTGGTAATGAATTACATATGTACCAAACGCCAAAATATGTTTATGAAACAGCAATGGAAGTATCGGGCGACGTAGAAATTAACGAAAACGGAATTTCTATTGTAACCTATCCGCATTTCCACCAAAACATAGAAATTGGGTCTTTTCAAGTATTGCCTAGTGAAGATTACAAAGAGCCGTTTAATCCATCGTTAAGAATTAAACGCCTTATAAATGATTACGAAAATTACGAGAATGAAAAAACGGTAAAAGGTTCTAGCAAATCAATACACACGCAATCTGAATGGCGGTTAATGAATGAAAGAGCCAATAATGAAAAGGTCATTAAAAACAAATTAGTGCGTGACCCTATATACACTAATGACATGGTTAATTTGGCTTTCAAAGAAACCACAACAACAACCGACAAAGACGACAAACTGTATGCACAAAAAGCCGTAAGAGTAGCTCCTAATTCATTCAATATAATAAAAGACCGATTGTATATGCAATGGGTTTCGGGACACTTGGAAATACTTAACCGTGATGATTTAGGGACATCAAACAACTCGAATATCGTTTGGATTGGTTCGGGTATGGAAATTGGAAGCACGGTTTCAATTATCGAGGGTTCTAATATAGGAACTTACACGGTTTTGGATATTAACACAACGGTTTTAAAACTAACACCGACAACGCCAGTTAGTCAATACAGCGGCGTAGGGTTTGTGGCAATTAAACATTTTTACACGGGTGTTTTATGGCAAACAGAAACAAACGAGTTCTTTAGTATTGCGCCAGAGGATTTCCCTAATTTACGCAGAAGTATTAAACGTAATTTGATTGATGAAGATGGATGGCTTTTATATATTTCGGCTTGTCTGAATGATAGCAAAGGTGATTTAGTTAATGCTAAATTCTTAAATAATGGTGAACTAGCAACACAGCTACTTACTGAAACATTACCGTTAATCGAACAAGCCACAATACTACACAATGATATGCCACCGCCGTTAGTTGGTTCAGAAATGGTTAAATCGACTATTGTAGCTCCGTTCAATGATGTATTGTCTTATTTACAAAGATATGATAGTGGCGATCGTGGATTTGTTTCTATTTGGGATTTAGACGGTTATTTTAAACGTGTTTTCATTCGTGATTTGGATTATTTGCTTGCTTCAGCTAAAGCCGATATAACCGCTTTGAGTAAATTTGAAACGGAATATTTAAAAATTGATATTATCGGAACGGATGTTTTTGTAGATGATGCGCCGTATAGCTTGCAGGGCACGGCAGAATGGTTTATGACTAAGAACGATGAAATTCAGTTTTACAAACAAAAAAGCACGCCTATTAGCAGTTGGTATAACTATAATTTTGTACTTTTGAACGGGCAACAATTTTCATCTATCAGTAGCCTAGTCAATGCATTAAACGCATACGAATGGATATAGCAGTATTACGATTATATAAAAACGACTTTGAAAGCGCTAAACGCGGTGATGATTCGCCAGCGGTTTACATTGAAAAGCGACCTTATATCCAATTGCTTACCGATGGTTTAATCTCGCAGAAAACCAACTCTTTAGTTGATATTAATTTTGTAGGCGGTATTCGTGTTGATTTGATTGATTTGTGTGGTAACGTGGTAATGGATATATCCGATAAATTTGAATATGATGGATATTTGAAAGACGGTATTTATCAAATTGATTTTGAGTTCGGGCGTATTTACACGGATTTTTACTATAAATCATTATTCCTTAAAATAACCGATTTGATCAATGGTAATGAGTTTTACTCAAATGCGTTTTGCGTAACCGATAAAGACAAAGAACTCACTTCTGAAATAGTTTACACGGCTGGTGAAAGATTTGCGGGTGTTGGTTATGATTTGAAACCGTCGTATCAAAGGGTGCGGTTTCGGGATTTGTATTATAAAGAAGATGTTGGTAAAATAAACGGCTCTGAATACACTGATACTGATGGTGGCTTAATGCCGTATAGAAGAACGGTTACGCCAATGGATAGGTTTATATTCAATAAATTTGACACTGCTATTCAGAAACGTTTGCAAAAAATATTAACTCATCCCGTACTTTTTGTAAATGGTGAGAAAAAATCACTTTCAGATTTCAAATACGAGCCGATTGCTGGCGACACTAACTTTAAAACGGGCGAACTTTTTTTAAATCCGAAAGAACAATATTTAACTTTAGGCAACTATTTGTTTGTTGATTTTAACGCTACAATTACTCCTAGTGGTCGTTATGTTGTTTCATCGTTTCCTACTGATATTGAACTAGATTTTAACAAACCAGCAGTACTCGGAACGGGAACTTTAAAAATTTATAACGCTAGTAATGATTTAATTGTTACTTTTACAGAGGCTGATGTAACAGTTATAGGTACTACATTCACAATCGACAATAGCGCATTTGTAACTGATTTAGACAACTATTACATCATTATAAGCAAAGGATTGTTTAAAAGTGTAGGAAATGAGCCGTTTGAGGTATCGGTAAGGAATGAAAGAGCGTTTAGTATAACAAATGGCGATTGGTTAAATACAGATTGGAATAATTCAGATTGGTTAACAAATTAATAATAAGATGACTGAATCACAAATAAATACAGTTTTTGGAGCAATAACAACAGGCGGTGCAAATACAGCGGTTGAGGCTTTAGCATGTTGGAACGCGCTAAAAGGCGAACTATTCCCAACACCCGTAAAAGTAGAATGGAACGGCACAAGTTCGGTTTCGCCAACTACTGATATTGTAGTTGAAAGCGGAATAGCAAGCGGTACATTAATATTTACCGTTCATTTTTGGAAAAGCGGTAATACGGTTTATTTTAACGGTAAGATTCGCAACAGTTCAACTAGCAATATTTCAAGCATGAAAATAATTGATTTTGCTACAGGATTGTATGAGCCGTTGTTAACCTCGCCAGTTTACGTACCGATGGTTTACGATACAGCAAACCTAAATACTTCTACAAAAATAAAAGTTTCAGCAAATGGTGTTGAAATATTTGGCGACTTAAATACTGGGTCATTATACTACAATTTTAACGGGCAATATAAAGTAGCAAATTAATAAATTATGTCAACACAAGCATTAATAACCAATATACGAGAGCCGAAAAGTTGTAATAACTTAGTATCGGAGTTTATGACTTTTAACGAGGATATTACTTGGAGTATCACAAGCGGTTCTGGCAACGCATTAATTACCAATTCTGACGAATATCCGATTTACGGTGAACGTTCAATGAAAGTTAGATATTTAAGTGGCGCTTCGCCAATAACATTCACTAGCGATGGTGATTTAACGACTTATGTAGTTCCTAGAACGGGTCAATACTACTTAGTTTGGGAAGTATACAAAAACGAAGAGGATGCGGATGTAAGCTTTACAGTTGAAATGTATGTAGGCGGTATTTTAACAAGTGCCAATACTTTCGTAAGTGATGTTTATTTAAGTGGTGGATTTGTAGACGGTCAAGTTAATACTTTTTATTCGGTATTCAATCTAAATGCAGATGATGAAGTTTCATTTGCGTTTACAACACAATGCGACACGGTTGACACGGTTATTTACATTGATGGGTTCGGATTATTCTACAACGATAAAGCATTACAAGCACCGCCGTTTTATGTGCCACCTACTAATTTGTCGCAAAAATGGCAACAAAGATATGATTCAAGCGGTACGAATACATTAACAGAAGATACGGAAAACGGAAACGAGTTTATCGGTGTTTCAACAACGAATTGCGTTAGTAGTTTAATTAATGTTACGGGGCAGTTTCAACCAACTAGAGTAAATGCATTATTTCATGTTGTAACGGCTTTTGATGCAGAAGTACCAGCTGGTGTTGACAACCATATCGATATTATATTCAAAGTAAATGATGTATTGATTCAATCACGATCTCATTTATTACATAAAGGCGTTGGGGAAATTCAAACTATTTACAATATATTTGAAATTCCCGTAGATGCTAATTTTTTACAATATGGTGGAGAAATATATTTGATTCCGAAAGGCGCAGATGTAGATATTAGCAATAGAAAAACTATTGCAATCGAACACACTAATTCATATTAATAAGATATGTTCACAATACTAAAAGACGTAGCTGGTGTTTGGTGGCACTTATACAACAATAATGCTACAAAAGTGCATTTAAGCGACTTTGATGTAATTATTGAAGCTGTCGCTGAAACATTCGTAATCGAGCCTAGAAACGGCTCTAATATTCCAAGTCGTTCAGTTTCGATTAGTGACGTACAAGTAATAAACGAAAGCATTTCATCTAGTCCGATTTCATTCACGGGCGCAGATGGATTAATTGCTTTGTTAACATCTTTGAATTATCCACCGTATTTAAGCAATACAACACCACAACCACCAGTTAAGGTTTGGACAAAAGGCGACGCAATATCTATCAACCGAACTCAAACATGGATTGACGCTAATTTTGACGTTACTGGTTTAGGTATTAACGAAATGGTTGGTTGGGCGAAGCGTAACGGACAAAACGGAACTAGGGATGCGCAAGACCGTTCATTACTTAATCAAGGTACAAAGTTCGCAAACGTTGGTATTCCTTATGGATTTGAAAATACTGTATTGGTAGCGCATGAGGCTGATTCGGCAGTTTTAGTAACGGGAGGTGTGACTAAAAAAGGTGTTAACGATGCTGGTACTGGTCCAACAGTTAACGGATATACTTTAGTTTCGGGTACGGCTTTGGGAAAAGTTGTTAAAACATCAAAAGTCGGTCAAGACCATACAGGCGCACCCTCAACGGTTGAAACGGGAGTAGGTAAAAACTACCACCCTATTTTAGTCGAATTATTTATCGAAAGAGTTGAGGATTTGTGGATTATGGGTGGGAGTGCATTACCAAACCTACCCCAAGTGCTGACGCAAGGCGGTCGTACTGTTAAAGTTATAGACACTTCAGATCCAGTTCAATGTCCATCGGGTGTATATACTTTAGTAATTACCGACGCAGTTGATTACTTATACTTTATTAACGATACGCCAGTTGAAGTTGACATAGTAGATGATTTTTTTGATTATAATAAAGGCGTTGAATTATTAGGAAGCGTTCAAGAGGGAGGTTATTGTCAATTTAAATACAACGGCTCTTCAACCACTGTTACGATAGATTGTACATCTTCGTCTGAAATAAAATTTTCGGCTCATTTAGTAGAAACTAATATTTGGGCTTTCGGCTTATCCAAAGACACCCTAGAAAATTCAGTTGACCCAGTAGATTTAATTAGTACCGATGCCGATAATGCTTTGGTGTTAGGATTGGATAATAAATTGTTTGTGCCAGAGAGTACAGGCGGTGGAGTTGAGAGCGTTACGGGCGATTTGGTTGATAATACAGACCCTTTAAACCCAATTGTAGAAACGCCTAACCTTATCCAAGTACTGACGCAAGGCGACATAACACCATACACAATACCTATCCCAAACAACACATTTGTTACCTTTGACTTAGGGCGTGAATTAACCGAAAACTATTTCATTACTGACGATGTAGGCACGGGTGGTGTGTTTTTGGATAAAGATGTTATAATGCCTGATAACGCTACTATTAGATGGCAAGCTGGATATATTGAGGACAATGTTACGCCAACCGATGTAACATTACTTCCTTATCGATTCACTACGGATGCTTATGTATTTTATCAAGGCGCAAGAGTAACTGATATTACATTGCAACCAGAAGATGTATGCATGCTTAAATTGAATGGCAAGAATAGTACTGATTTGATTCAGATATGGCATTTGACGGTTGTTAGTAAGAGTAGTGGTGGTTCGGTATCTGAATACGAAATATCAACAGCAAAAATCATTAATCGTTGTCCAGCCGATACTTTTAGAAATGCGCACGGAGATTTAAAGATTGGCACTGTTCAGTATTACGGAACTAGAACAAACCCTTCTGATTTGCTTAGATTTCCAGACTTAAATGATTTATCTGTTTTTCAAAAAATAACATTGCCTTCGTCTGGTTTAGGTACGATAGAGTATTTGGCTTACAACGAAACTTTAGGTAAAATATATTCCTGTTTAAGTACAAATAAGCTATTGGTTATTAATGATATTGACGACATTTCGGATTACGATATTATTGATTTAACATTGTCTCAAGGAACAATTCTTTCAGGAGCTGTTATATTTACAGACGATGATTATATTTATATTGGCACGAATCAATCTCCAAACGCTTATTTTATAAAGCTAGACGCAACTGATTACAGCGAAGTTGAGAATGTGCAATGGACTGGTCGTAGAGAGGTGCATTCTGGTGAATGGAATTACGATAAATCTGAATTATATTTTGTTCAGTCTGGCAACAATTGTTATGTAGCTGTTATAAACCCTAGCGACTTATCGTTCACAGATTATTTAGCTGGATATAATGTAACGGATGACATTGCCTATATTTTAGATGCAAATTCTTCTATGAGTTTTGATTCGTGGTTGTTTTTACCCTCTGAATTACGCTCATTAGGAGACAAAGGGCATTATTTATTTAACTTAACAACTAAAGAAAGGTATGCACTTGATGGGTTGCCTTCTACTGGATGTTATTGGGACGATGAAAACTTTATTCTTTATAGCTCGTGCATTAATGGTTTTATTGAGGCTTGGACTGGCGAAAACTTAATAGCTTCTGCTTTAGGAGCTATAAATCCTAAATCAGCATCTACTGTTTACGTTAATAAAGAAGGATTGCATTTAAATGAAATTACTAAAATTTCAGATAGATTTTTTGCTACGGCCTGGAATAATGAAGTTGAAAACGGAGGTGATGGTTTAGGCTCATTAATGGAGTTGGATTTAGTTAATGTAAAGAATGGGGCTTTATCTAAAAAAGAGGAAGTTATAAGAAATACTTTTTATATTAATAAAGAAGTATCGCAAGCCTTAATTTCTGCGACAACACTTGACGTAACGTTTGGCGAAGGATACGTTTGGAATTTGATTGGTAGTAAAAAATTCGCTGTAAACATATCGCCAGAGGATTCTTTTACGGCTAGTTCGCTTGATAATCATTACATATCAAATAAAACAGAAGTAAGTTTTAGAATTAATTTCAATGCTTCGGTAACTGGAACTTTGAATTTTTCTGCAACCGTTTTCCCTAATTATTAATTTAAAACCCTTTAGAAAATGATTAAACTAACAGAAAAACAAAAAGGATTTCTATACAACGTTGCTCATTCAATTATAATCATTCTTATAATGTTTGATGTAGTTGAAATGATCGGGCGTGATACGTTCCCTAAAACTGAAAATCCGTTCTTTTTTGGAATAATTGGTTTTGGTGTAGGTATTGTACTTGGTTATATTTGGGAAAAGGTAGTAGAACAAAATTTACTACGTATGCCGTCAAGCAAAGGCGACCTTATTAACATGACCGTATGTGGTGTTATAGGTGGTATTACAGCTATTTATATTGAACCATCATTTACTTTTCTATTGATTTCTAGCATTATATCAACTATTTTTGTAGTATTGTATTTCGTTAGAATGTGGAGAAGTAGAGAAACGAGGGTAAAAATCGATTATTAAGTTATGTTTAAAATATTCAACAGCGCAATATCTGACCTTTACGATTCGTTTAGCAACGGCAACAAAGGTTTTTCTGCAAAGAAATTAACAGCATTTTCTATAACGGTGGCTTATTGCTATTCGCATAAATTTGTAGACAGTAGTAATATAGTAGCTGTTTTAGGTGTTGACGGTGGAATTATAACACTTTTATTTGGCGTCAATGTGCTTGACAAAAAATATAAAAACAATAACGAATCGGAACAAATTAGTAATCAATAAATTTATATATATGAAAGAAGTATCTAACAAATACAGCATTAACCTTAGGGAATTTTTGAAAGGTTTAAAATTGGCTGTTTTAGGTTCTGTTATGGTTTTTGCTAAAAATGCTTTTGCACAACCTAATTTTGATTTTTTAACCGCTTTTAGTGATTGGCACACATTGGTTAACGGTGCTATTTTAGCGGGCGGTTTGTATATTGTAGCAACGTTCTTTGAGGGACAACCTAACGCTTAATTATTATGCAAAAATTCACATTAAGAGGCGCAGAGGATAATAAGCCCGAAGTTCAAGAGGCTTTAGAAGTTGGTATGTATTTGCTTTACCAAGCTGGCGCACAAGGTAGAACTGAAAACACACAAGGCGAAGCAATCGAACCTGTAAAAGAATTTATCGAGGATTGGGTTAATTGGATTCCTAACTCTGACGAACAAAAAGCAATCGACGATATTAAAGCAATCGCAGAAACGGTTTATGGTTTAGAAGTTGTGTTTATTGGTGGTGGCGGTATTAAAAACCCAAAAAGATAATGAAACAAATCTTTAAAAACTATTTGTATTTAGTTCCAATAGTTATGCTATTGGCTACTATTGCAAGTAATTTTTATGATTATAAATATTATCAACTTGAAAAGTCTTTAGACTATATTATTTTAGGAAACAGCGTTGGTTATTCATTAATGACTGACGCTGTTTTTTTATATGTTTTTTGGTTTAATAAATCCTATTGCTGGGTTACTAGATTGTCCCCTTTTGCCTTAATTATTGTAAACCTAACTGATATTTTAGGAGTATTTATTCCGTATCCTAAATATCAATTTTTATTCAATATTTCAATTTGTTTTGTAGCTATAATATTATCTATTATCTTTGAAATATCTAAACGCAGAAATAATGAATCATAGCTTGCAGACCACAGCGCAATTACACGAGGTTGTTTCGTGGAATGACGCTACAATAGTCGGAATATTAATAGCGATTATATTAGCCTTTGGCTTTACTATTATATACCTTTATAAGAACGTTGAACGTTTGAATAAAGACCACATGACCGAATTAAGACAGTTTAATGAAACGTTAATCAAAGTAAACAATAGTTACAATGATTTCGTTAAGAATATGATTGAATTAAAAAAATGATGTGTACAGCAACACCAGACGGCAAACAAGAATTGAAACAAGAGCTACGCAAAACAATGGCGCAGTTAGATAAGTCAATCGAAAAAGCTAATAAGAGTTTTTGCGATTCAATCTTTTATTATTTTAAAACACCTAAGAAATGAGCAAATTACACTACCTAGTTGAAACACATCCATTCTTTTCAGCATTCTTTTTTTGCGTGCTGGTAATTGGATTTTTATATGTATGTTACGCTGATAAATGTAAACTTTAAGATATGAACAAAATTATAGAAATAGCCACAAAAGAAATAGGCAAAACAGAAGTTCCGGCAAATAGCAATAACACGTCTTACAGTAAATGGTTCGGTTTAAACGGTGTTGCATGGTGCGGAATATTCGTTAGTTGGTGCTATGCTATGGCAAACCAACAACTACCTAAAATTGGATTTACTAAAGGCTTTGCTGGTTGTCAAACCGCAGTAGCTTATTTTAAAAAGAACGGAAAAACCACAACTAAGCCAATTGAGGGCGATATCGTGTTTTTTGATTGGCAATTAGACGGGCGTTACGACCATACGGGGTTATTTGTTAAATGGCTAACTAAAGATACTTTCGAAACGATCGAGGGAAATACATCAGTCGGTAATGATTCAAACGGCGGTCAAGTAATGCGTAGAGTTAGGAATGTAAAATTTGCTTTATTTGTGCATCCATGAACCTATTCCCAGCTGGCAACTTCAAACAAAAACATTTAACCGCTTCGATTAGAAAAACGGTAAAGGTTACTAGATTTGAATTTGTTAAGCGTGGGCGTGAGTATGTAAGAGTTGAAAAAGTAATTAATAAATGGTACGGTAAAGCACCGATTGAAGATGAGATATTAACTTAAAAATATAAATACAATGAAATTTAGAAAGAAACCAGTAGTAATTGAAGCGATTACATTCGATGAATTAGTAAAACACGGTTTAGAAAATGGCGCAAATGTGGTAAATGATATGCCTTGGAGTTGGGATTATAACGGACACGCAATATCTCACGAAAATGACGAATGTTATTTAATTCCTACTCTAGAAGGAACGATGAAAATGACGCCAAACGATATGTTAATTACTGGCGTTAAAGGCGAAATTTATCCATGCAAAAAAGATATTTTTGAAGCTACTTACGAGTTAGCAGAATAGCCAAACATCGTAACCTTTGGGAGAATATTTACGATTATTAAACCGCTGAAAACCTACTAGGCGGTTTTTTTGTTCAAATAAGATACTAATAACTTAAAAAATCTCTTATTTGTGCAAAAATGTAGAAATAAACACTTTTAAATTATCTTATTTTTACATTTTACTTAGACTAAATATAAATTAATGGTTATGTGTTGGTTATTTGAATTGTGTTTTGTAATATTGCCATTGTGAAACTAGAGGCTCACATTGAAAAACATCATTGATTCAATATCAATTTTAGAATTTCGCCCTTATTGCCTCTAGCAGTTTGGGCGTTTTTCTTTTTAAAACATTATTTATTATGGAAACGAAAAAATTCCACATTATTAGAACTTACTCTGCGGGAGTTTGGTTTGGAAACATCAAACAATTGAATGAAAATTCAGTTATTTTAGTAAATGCACGAAGATTATGGTATTGGAGTGGTGCAGCGTCTTTAAGCCAATTAGCAGTTGAAGGAACAAAAAGACCAAATGACTGTAAATTTACCGTTACTATTGTCGACAAAGAAGGTGTTTATTTGCCTCAAATTATCGAAGTGTTGCCATGCACGACAGAAGCTGTAGAAAATATTAAATCTGTGAGAGAATGGAAGATTTAATTAAAAAATTCTTAAACATTGAGCCTATAAGCTCTGACTCTGACTCTGGCGATGGCTCTGGCTATGGCGATGGCTCTGGCTATGGCGATGGCTCTGGCGATGGCTATGGCTCTGGCTCTGGCTCTGGCTATGGCGATGGCTATGGCTATGGCTCTGGCTCTGGCTCTGGCTCTGGCGATGGCTCTGGCTCTGGCTCTGGCTCTGGCTCTGGCGATGGCTCTGGCTTAAAAACAATAAAGCCAGAAAACTATAAAAAAGGATTTTTAGAAAAAGATATTCACGGAATTGACAAACTAAATGGACAGTCTGTTTATTATGTAGATAATATTCCTTGTGTATTTTTATCTATAAAAAGAAACTTAGCGTTAGTCGATGTGATTAAAGATGATTTTACAACCGAAAGTATGTGGATTGCCAAGCTAAACAATTTCTTTGCTCACGGAGAAACTAAAGAGAAAGCGTTGCAAGCAGTTAATGACAAGTTTTTTGCTAATATTTCATTTGACGAAAAGAAAAAAGAATTTTTAAAGTTATTTGAAAAAGGCAAGGAATATACTGCTAAGTTATTTTTTGATTGGCATCATTTTTTAACTGGGAGTTGTGAAAGTGGTAGAATGATGTTTGTGAAATCTCACAATATTGATTTAGAATCGAAAATGAGCCTTGATACATTTTTTGAATATACTAAAAATGAATATAATAGCGAGAAAATCAAAGAAGTGATGCGAGAATATCAATAGAATTTTTAAATTGAACTAAAACCCACTCAATCCGAGTGGGTTTTGTAATTTATATTGTTTCTAAACTATTTATTACGTAAACTTGCAAAGTAATTAACTAGCGGATTACACGGAAAATATTAAAATTAGAGAAATCTAATTGAGCATTCGCCCCGATTTACACGCTAGTAGTCGGGGCTTTGCTTTTAAAAGCTATTTATTATGGATGTTTTAATAAGAGAAAAAAACGGCAATGATGAAATATGGTATTCAGAAAATTATTTAAAAAAACAAGTTGAATTAGCTTATCAAGCTGGAATACATAGAGGAATAAGAGTTGAATTTCACGCTTTAGAGCCAAGTAATTTAGAAAACGCTAAAAAACTAGTAGATGAGTTTAAAAATAGAGTTTATAAAGAATTTGAAAACGCTTTTAAAAATGCAGAAGTTTGGAAGATATCTAAATAAATATTAACAACCCCAATCGAAAGCCTCGATGTAAACAGTCGGGTTTTTCGGTTTTAAAACAAAAACAGAAAATATGGGACAATTTAGATTTGCAATTTATTTCAAGTGGCAATTAGGATTTTTAATAAATATCGATAGAGCATTTTTGACAATATCAATTCCTTTTTTAATTAACAAAAAGAAGCTAGAGGTATTGAATTATTTGGTTACGAGCTTGTAATAAGTAAATAACCACCCACGAAACGCCGAATTTATTAATTTAAAATATATAGGAAATGGAAATAACAGCGAGAGATTTAAGGATTGGGAATTACGTAATGTATGCAGAAGACCAAGTTGAATTTAAAGTAATTGGAATTGATACAGAGGGATTGACAGTCGAAAATGAAAGTGATAAAACTTGGATTGAAACAAATACTTTTGAGGGAATCCCGCTAACAGAAGCTTGGTTAAAAGATTTTGGTTTTTCTGTTATGGGTAATAATATGAATTATTTTGAGTTTGAATTAGAGCCTTATTCAAAAAACGAGTGGTTTCCGTTATATAAATATACTTTGCCTATTGCGTGGTGTAAGTTTAATAGATTAACACTAAGTTATGTTCACGAGTTACAAAACCTATACTACGCACTAACACAAACCGAACTAACCCTAACCAAATGAAAACACATCTAATTTACTTAACGATTAAAAAATAGAGATATGAATGAAATAGATATTGACGCACGAGCCTTTTTAATAAAGTTTCAATTTCAAGAACCGCCTTTAATGCTAGATGATGCTAAGAAATACGCCTTGATAGCAATAGATTGTATTTTGCAAACTAACCCTACAATTAAAGGAAACTCAACTGACTTTCTTACGCAAATAGTACAGACTAAAGCGTATTTTTATAGACTTCAAGACGCAATTAAAAAGATATGAAACGAGACACCATCCTAACAATCCTACTTGCTATTGCTGTATTGTTATTGTTAAAAGAATGCAATAGCAACGGCAAAGATATAACTTTCAAAACCAAAGAAGTGAAAGGCGCATTCCGAATAGACACCGTTACCGTACATGATACAATTAAATTGCCAACGGTTGCATATCGTAATGGCAAAGTAATTTACAAAACCGTAATTGACTCCATTGATTATGCGATTGTATCGAAAGCCACAAAGCTAGTTGACAGTTTCAAACAACAAAATGATTCAATCAAGCTAGCTATGTTTATCGAAAAGTCAACGCCTAAAAACTTCGCCAAAACATTCGATAACGATACAATCAAAGTAAACATTTTCGGAAAGTATTCTGGTGAGATTTACGGCATCGGAATGAACTACACAATCAAACCGCAAACAATCAACGCAACCCTAAAACAATACACCGTGTTTTTAGGCGTAAATACCGTTTCTAATCCATCATTTTCAAATACTGCTATATTGCCTACTATATCGTATTTAAACGCAAATGGGTTGCTAATATCGGGCGGTAAGGATTTGTTAAGCAAGGATGGTTATATGATAGGAGTTAGTAAAAGTGTTTGGAGTAGGAGTAGAGTTAAAAGTAAATAAGAATATGGCTAAATATACAAATAAAAACAAGGCGTTGAATCAAAAGGACGTTGTCGAGTTAATCGAGCAATTTTATTGTAATCAAGACGATGGTGATTACAATAATAATCCTTGTTCCAAACAGTGTAAGTTTTGCAAAAGCGCAGAGGAATTGCAACAAAATAACCACTAACAGTAAATCTGTAAAATAACCCCACAACCGCCGTAACAAGCGGTTTCTTTTATTTAGATTAAATATAAATAGAATGGTTTTATAAAAATAATAGTAGTTATTTTTGGTAACTACAAAAATGATTGTATCTTTACATCAGAATTAAAAACAACAACATTTAAAAATAGAAATTATGAAAGATTTTACCTCGTTTAAAGAGTTTATTGTAAAAAGATGCAAAGAAGAAGGTGCTTGTCAACCCGAATTTAAAAGACTTTTGTTAACGGACAATTACGTTGATTTATTGAAAGTTCTTACCGATAACGACTATTGGTGTTTTGAACATAAAATTATCAATTCAGAAATATTGTCGAATGTTTCAGACGAAATTTTACTAGAAGCAAATATCTATATTTCAAAAACTAACTTAGAATTAAAAAACGGTAGTTTTTTCGTTTATAACTCAACCGTAACTGCTCGGGGAAACTCAACCGTAACTGCTTGGGAAAACTCAACCGTAACTGCTCGGGGAAACTCAACCGTAACTGCTTGGGGAAACTCAACCGTAACTGCTCGGGGAAACTCATATTTAGATATTTACATTTGTGACCAAAATAAAGTAAATGATAAAGCAGTTGTAAGAGAGCGTAGTACTGGAAACGTTTATTTTAAAAAAGATGCGTTTAATGTTGTTTTAATATCTTAAATATGAACAAAAAAGAACACCGCAAAAAACAATTCTTTGGGAACTATAAATTTTCACAAGAAGATATTGACGCTCACGGGTCAAAAGAAAATTTAAGGAAAGCTATAATAGCAGTCCGAGATTTAAACAAAGAAGCATTAACAGAATTATTAAAAAAATAGGAGAGATGGAAAATACCAAGCTAAAACCAGAAACAATACAAATGCTTAAAGATCTTAGAGAAGACATTGATAAAATGTTTCTAATGGAATCAAATATAGATGTTATTTGGAAATTAGAGCAACTACAAAATGAACAAGCATTTCAAAAAAGTGCTGATTTTATTAGAAAATCTCTAGGACAATGACGCCTGTAAACCCAAACACCCCGTCACTACTAGAGCAAGAAACGGGAGCAATTATAAGAGCATTGCAGAATAGATTGACTAATGATAATCCTTTGAATTATAGGAAAGATGAAGTATTTTCAAATAGAAATTAGTAAAAACGGAAAAATTAAAAAAACTAAAATTGCATACCCGTCTTGGGAAAATCAATATTATGTTTCAAACGGTGTCATGTTAGGAACTCATTGCAGCGAAGAAAATTTTAATAAAGCTAGAATTAGACTTATTAAAAAATCTCTTACAGAAGCTAGAAATGAATTTAAACTAGCTGAAAAAAAATATAATAATCTTTTAAATATGCTAACACCATGCCAACAACACTAAAAAACGGAATGTATGTAACGCCTCCGAAAGATGGCAAATTCCTGACTAAAGACAAAAAATACAGGGTAAATTATGTTGATTTATGCTTAAACGATAATTTAAGTTTTGAAATTATAAATGATAAGGGGCAAGTTGCGTTTTGCTTACTAAACAACTGCACCCACATCAACAACCTTAACTGGAAAATTGTAGAATTATGAAAGTAAATAACAAAGAAATAGGTTTTTCAATTAAACCCAGATTTGACAAAGTAGCAGCCGAAATATTTGAGGTTTATGAAATGAAGCAAGGCGAACCAGTACATATCCAACTTTTAAGTAAAGAGTTTGGTTCTATATTCAGAAAACCTAATAGCAATGATCATATTAAAGCTAGAGCGTGGGTTTACGACCACATGAGCGCAATTGAAAACGCTAATAAACCACTAACACCATGAACCAACAACCAACAGATTTAGAAAAGTTCCAAGCGTTGCAAAACCCACGTTTAAAATACGCTTCAGTCAACCATTATTTCAAACTATTCAACAAATCACAGTTGGATAAAATAATGAGTAAACCCGATAATTTTAATGCTGAATTGAAACAAGAAACAATCATTAACCATGCAATTGGTTTTTGCAACAACCCATTGCCAAATTATTTAAAATTTCAAAACTAGAAACATGAGTACATTTAAAATTGGAGAGAAAGTGTTTTGTGTGTTTTTTTGATAATTTTTGCTTAACTACTCAGAGAATCGTTCCATCTCCAAAACTACACGAAATGGTAACTATAAATTACATCGATGGGGATTGGATTGGATTTGAAGAATATAATCAAGAAGATATGTGGGAGGCTAGAAATTTCCGCAAACTAGACTATCAATTCGCAGAGAACCTACTCGCAGAACTAACCCAATCCGCAAAATCGGAATATCAATTAAATTAGAGAAGTTATGGATGCAGATATTAAAGAGGTGGCGGTTGTCACTAGCAGTTATAAATTATTCATAGATTTTGAAAAAGAGAATAAAAATCCCAATGAGAAATTTATTCCTATAATGAAAATTGAAGATGTTTTAGGGCGTGTTTTTTCAAGCGCAATATATCTTCATCGATGGTACGATATGCAAGATGCTTATGAAATAAAGAATGATGTTATTGCTCGTATTCGCTAACCTTATTTAAACCAATTCTAAATATCCACTAATAATGAAAATTTAAGGGTTGTTTGTATCGTTGGTAACGATTAATTTTGTAGATTTGAATATTATTAATTTAAACACTTAGAAATTATGAACACTTACTACTACTTAACAACAGAATCTGTAACACCTAGACATAAAAAACTTCGTGTTTTCAAAATAGAAAACGAAAAATTAGTATTTGTTTGGGAAGACGATGTGTTTGAATTAACTGGCGCAGTAGCTATAAAGCTAAGAATACAAAACGCATTATCAGAAAAAGAAATAATCACTATAAATTTAGAACTAGCATTTTAACAATGAACATCCCACAACTACTAAAATCCCGTCGCATCAAACTGAAAATACTACAAAAACAGTTATCAGCAGAAACGGGATTAAGTCAAAACTACATTTCCGACATTGAACACGGCAAATCAACCCCAACCCTAGAAACAGTAAACAAACTACTTAAAGCACTTGGTGTAGATAGTGTAGAGAAATTAATTGAAAAAGAATTTAAAAAGAGAGAGTTATGAGAACAGCAGTATTTTTTGGATTAATTACGATTGCGTCTGCAATTAATGATAGCGCAGTTGAATCGTGTGCTGTATTTAATGGAATACTTGGAAGCGTTTTAATCGGGATGGATGTTTATGATTTTTTAAAACCTAACAACAAATGACCCCCGAACACGACCTAATACACCACCCTAAAAGTCCGATAATGGAATCGGATATAAAAGATGATTACGAGAACTTTTCGGAGTTAGAAATCGCACGAATGGAAACGGGCGAGTATCAAGTGAAATACATGGCTGAAAAAGCTAAAATCGAAGCGATTAAAGAGGTTATTGCTTTCGGGCGTTCAATAGAATCTGAAAACGGAACAACTACAATGCTTTTAAACAAGTTAGAGAATATTATTAATTAAAATAAGAGGAGTTATGGAAAAATACACTTTACAAGGCGGTGAAAAAATATTTGTTGTTCGTGTTGAACATAATGTTTCGCTTAGAGTTTTTACAATTGCGCTTACTGATTATTATTACAATAACAGCGAATATTTTCCAAAAAAGCTAACTAAAAAAGAAGCTGAAAAAATACTAAGACGTAGTTTATTTAGATATGGGTGTCAAGGTCAATTTGAAGATGGATATTTTGAAGCTTCGTTTGAAGAATCTGAATGCTATACAAATATAATGAATCCAGTAAAAGAGTGGATAGTATCTAAATACGAATGGCTTAGCAAAGAATAACCACCCCAACCAATCAAAGCGGATTAATTAATTTAAAAAATAGAGAGAATGGAGAATACAAAGGAAAATAAAGGTAAATTTTTTGCACAGTACTTTGGTCAAAAAGTTTTGTGTAGCGGAAGTAATGATGTGATATTTGAAGTTATAGGAATGGATTTAAAAGACGACCTTAACGAGTCAGATTATCTACAGCTAACCCCGCTTTCACAAATTACCGATGAAGATGCTATCGAGGTGGCTGAAATAATAAATATCTCAAATTACGACATTATCGAAACTTTTAATAGTAATGATAAAAACGTATTGAAAGGAATTATTACTTCCAAAAAAGATGGTGATAATTACGGGGGCATTGTATACTTATATAGTGATTACACCATTTATTGGGATTACTATAATAAAGAAAAGTATAACGGATATGAAACAAGGATTCTAGAATCTTACGACTACCTACGTTCCAAATCCTACGCTTTGCCTTATATGGGATTATCAGTAGAACAACTTCAATCTTTAGGATGGATTCGCCTATCAAAATAACTTAACACCACCCACCCATGAACCAAATACAATTTGAAACAACGAAAAAACATTGCTTATTTGTGATGTTACCCGAACAATGGAAAGTACATTCAGTTACTAAAGAAGCGTTTGAAGGAAACAATATTCTATGCTTAAAACACCCAATAATAAGAGGTTTTAAAATGATAAATATTCCTAATGGCTACGATTGGCAACTACAAGGCTTCGTTTCCGAACTAACTGACGAGCAGAAAGAGGGGATTGTTGAAAGTAAAATGATTAAAGAATGTTGGAATGATATACTGACAAAGGTGTATGTAAATTACTCTTGTCAAGAAAATGCCTATGTTGGTAAATATTGCCAAGTACTTTCCGAATCCTTCGCCTCGCTACTAACTTCATTAAATGTCCTTTTGGTTAATCCTTATGGGGAAAATGAGTTTGTTGATGAAGATGGGCTAGTAACAGACGAAATCTGCTATAAACAATGGAACGACGCCCAACAACACGTAGGGCAGTGGTACTTATTGACTTGCAATAAATAATAAATTATGAGAACAGATGCAGGAATAGAATTGACAGAAAAACAAATTAAACAAGTCAAGTCTTTTGAAAGATTAATGAAGAAATGGGACAAAAACCTTTGTATTAATTCAATAGCAGGAGTGTTGCATATTATGCTTTTAGGAGACACAAACCAGAATCCATTCCCTGAAATATCAGACACAGGTAGTTTTAATTACGATAATCAGATTATTAGTTTTCAAGACGTGAAATCAGATGGTGGAGATTGGTAATTTTTAGTATAGATTCTACTCACTTGCAATAAATAAAAACATCCGAGATTATCGCAAAACCTCGCATTATTAACCAATTTCCTGAAGTCGGGAAAATGGTATTATTAACTTAAAAAATATTAGAAAGAATGGAAATTGAAAAAATGCTAGACAATGCTATTTGTTATTTGTGGAAGCATAAAATTACCAATAACGATTGCGGTTGTGATGTTTGTGGCAGATGTGGCAAACATGAATATTATGATAATGATTTCCATGATGGAAAACCAATTTTTAAAGTTTACTTTTTTATCAGAAGAAAATATTTGCTTTTAAAATCTTGGTACAAACTAACTTTTTTAAATGAATTACCATTTTAACCCCTAACACCCAACACCATGAGCGAAGAAGCGAAAAATAAAGCGAAGTTATCGGCATTTGATTGTTGGAGAATTAGAATTAACAATAATTTATCTGACGAGGAATACAAATCTTTGCTTATAGAAAATGGAATTATAATAACCAAATCAAATCAATCTAACTAAAGTATGGAATCAGATAAAAAATATATTTGCGCTCATTGCAATTTATCGACTGATATTTGCAAATATGGCGGAAAATCAGAGCCAATTTGTTACAAGTGCGCTGGTCTTACTAAAGATTATGAAGTCGCTAAAGGTAGTGGCGTAAAAATCCATCGAGAAGAACCCAAAACACAAAGAAACGAAAAGTGTCCGTGTCAAAGCGGTAAAAAATTTAAACAATGCTGTTTAATCAAATCAATCTAACCATGAACGAAAATCTTAGAACAGAAGCGAAAGAAATCCTTTCACATCAAGAATCAAGAATGTATAAAAATCACAACGATAAAGATTTTGGCAATTGTGATTTAT